TGTATGAACGATGTCTACCGGGGGTGGTGTTAACTGAGGAAAGGACCATCGAGGTAACCGCAGACGAAATTTTAGTGTTCGATCTTTGGTTCCCGGAATGGTCGTCTGACCCGAACGACCGCCCCTATCAAGACTCGTACGAAGAAATGGTTAACATTTCGGCGAACGGTATCAAGTTGGCGAGGGTTCCCCCATCGTTGGAAGGGTTTGTTTTTGGACCGAAACCATGTTCGATCCAGCAACAGCCTGGGAAGTTCTCGACTGATAAAAGTCGAGCACTTACGATGGAAGACTTAGAACGCTTCCGTTTGCGATACGAAGCATACTTGTATGCCGCCTGTAAAGGTGGCAGTGAGTATGTCAACCGTGTCACAACGAGGGGAGCTATGATGGGTGAGCCGACCTCATGGGCGGTTCTACCGCTCGTTACCTTCTATGCTATGGCCAAGGTTGGTAAGACCAAGGGCATTAGTACAGGGGACGATGCGCTAGTTCCGAACATGACGCCGACTGACCGTTCTAAGTATGACGATGCAATGGCCTCTCTCGGGGGGGAAATCTCTAAGAAGAAGAGTTATCTCCATCCCAAGAGAGGATTGTTTTGCGAGGTGCCGTACGTAGGAGGGAAGGAAAAAGTATTTTTCCCTCTCTCCTACTGGGCGGCCCCTTCCGGAGGAAGCAAAGGGGAGGTTAATTGGTATAACCTACCCAGTGCTTTCGCAGGATCGTTATTGGGACAAGGAGTGAAGTTGAATCGGAAGGCCCTAGGTGAACGGGGACTCTTCAAACACTGCAAATTTAGGAGTGTTTGGCGAGCAGCCGTTGACATGGGCCTTCCCATCGGGGCACCTGAGGTAATGGGGGGCATTAATGTTCCCAATTTCCCGGCTGTGCCGAATCGACTTCAGGGGCAATGGTTCGCCTACTTGTCATCCATCTCTCTACCTGCTTTACACCTTTATGGAGGGCTTTCATTAGTCCCCCTGATGGATAAGCAGGATGTCGCTTCTGTGGAGTTGTTGTATAAGCTGATGTTTCAACGTCAGCTTTCTACAATTTGTCCACCGGGCGGCGTGAGGGTGGATGAGTTAGTGGCACGAGCCAGAAACCCTGCGGCGGTTAAGGGGTTATTTAGTCGACCTCGACTAAAAGTCCTCAAGCACGCCCCTTCGTCCCGTTTCCTGGCGCAGCGGTTTCACAACAAGATCAGAAAGACTGTTGTGATGCGCGCGCCTGGGTCCGTGACCAAACTCTACGATGAT